GAGCTAGAATTGACGATGTGATCCGCAGGCTTGATCGCTCTAGGGAACCTTGAAGGATTCCAATCCAAACCGATCCACGGATGCCACAGTTAGCATCCGAGAGTCTTTCATCAACGTGATGGTTCGGTCGATCGTATTGATCGGCATCCGCTGGGCCATAAACATAATTAATTGCCCTGACGAAACCGTTCCTTTCTCCTTCACCCAATGAACAACCTCGTCGATCGCGCGTGAGTCAACGCTGCTGCTCACTTGGAAGGTGAAAGGCATGTAGCGTTCGGCGCTGAGGAGCCAATCTAAGGCTCGGTCGAAGTGAACTCGATCCAGCACAAGCTCGTCACCGGCGTCGACTGAGGCGATGATAGAGAGCTTGAGGAGATGAGCAGATCTTCGTGAGTTGTAGTGCACGAGCCTGGGATGGGTTGGAGCAGGAGGGCAACCGGCTCTTCTCCAGGCGTTGTAGGCATCGCGGTAAGGCTGAGTAACACTACACTGGCCTTGCAAAGCGAAGATCGAACGGAGGTCATGCTCAAGGTCCTCTGAGTAGAATTCCTTTTGGTCGAAGATATCATCCTGCATAGGCCTGTCGTCGGAGAAGATCAATAAAGTCCTCGACATAAGGCCTTGGTCCCAAACCCCTTCAGGGAGGGTCTTGAGTAGGTGCGAGGTCGTGTCGCCTGCGAGGACGCTGAGCTGCGGGTGTTGGATCCTGATACTAACGTCGCCGTGCCTTCGAGTTTGCGAGTAGGGAAGGCAATCATAGACGGTAGTTAGCACTGCGACGAGGGCACGATCGTACTCGTGCATTAGCGCGGAAAGCTCGTCTGGCATCGCAAGCATTGAGTTGTAGTCTAGGCGTTCGTCGAACTTGGTGCTAACGTCGATTCTAACCTTCGCGGCGTCAAGGGCGTCTATTAGACTCGCGCCAGTTACGGATGTAGGCGCAATGTGTAAGCCCTCTAGTTCCCTTAGATATTTTCCAATCGCGGAGATACTTTTGGATTTCCCTATCCCTGGAGGGCCTACTAAGAAGGCATATATATTTGGATATAAGGGCGCACTCGTCTGGACCCACACCTTTTGTTGCAATACAGCCCCTAAACCTACAATAGCGGCCCATCTTCGATATATCTCTGGGGCCTCAAGCCCTTCCGTTTCCTCAACGAAGCGGTCGATCCAGGACGCTAATCGCCTCTGGCCGCTTCCGTTTGTCCGTGCCTTTATAGGAGCGAAGCCCGGAGAGGTTGACCTGTTTCCGGCATTCTTTGCACCCAGGCGCCGATCTGTTCCCACAGCAATATTCTCCGAAATTCCAGCCGACCTTGACTCCGTAAGGGATAACGAGATCCCTGTCCCCAATCCGAACAGGGTAGCGAAGCGCAGCAAGGATCTTCGGGATAATTTCATCCTCTTCCTCCTCTAGGTATTGGACTACGACGGCGTCGTGGACTTGCATGAGAAGTTGAACGATTCTAGATCTCCAGAGGGAGAGCATTCCTTGGTTAACGATATCAGCCAAGCTTCCTTGAGGATCGTAGGCGATAGCTTCACGTAGCGTAGCGGGATCGTTTCGACGGCCCCAGAATTGACGCTTCCTTCCAGTAAGATTAATAATCGTTCCGGTTTCAGATAGTTCGCGTTCAACATGTGCATGCCACCTCAAGTGTGCAGGAAAGGCTCGGAAGTAAATCGGTTGAAACTCTTGCACCAGCCCAATCTCGACCCTCGCCTGCTGCGCTAAGGTCGCCGGTTTACCATCATAGTTTGTACCATGTCCAATCTTCTTACACATGTCTCGTCGCGAATGGTGACGGTAATACGGCTGTTTGGCCAGAGCCTGATCAGCTTCAAGATTTCCCGTCCAACCAAGTTTTGGCCAGACCAGCTTCGCAACGGTCGTGTGTAGGTCACTTGTTTCGCAGGCGTCGAGATACTTACTGTCACGGAAGAGGACGTACTCGATGCCTCCAACGACACGAGACTCGCCTTGTTCTGCATCGAAGTAAGCCATCTTCATTCGAGGGTCGGCGATCAGGACTGATCGGAGGAGGTCTTCGATGTTTTGGAGATTTCCTCCTGTACCGAATTCACTAAGGCTTGAGCTAAGCCTCCCAGTGTTGGTTCCGCCGATGTTGTATGAGGTTCTAATACGACCGTCAGGGTCAACATCGCCGGAAAGGACCCCGATCTTCTTACCGACATCACGCATGAGCTTAATGTGTGAGAGGATGGGTCTTGCAATAAGATATTCCTCCATACGCTCAAGAGCATCTCGGTCGACAGTGATAGTTCCTCGCTTCCGAATCGGTGGGATATGTAGTTTTCCATAGAATAACTCCCTTAAGTTGTCGTTGCTTCGCCAATTAAACCCAACCATCCCAAGGCCTTCGCGGACTATCCGCTCTAGCTGGACTTCAAGGTGGTCAAGTTGTTCGTGATATCGTTCAAGAACTTCGAGTCTTCTCTGTTTGTCGACCAATACTCCGCGTAGTCGCATCTCAAGCACTGGACCTTGAAGCTCCTTTGAAAACCTATAAGTTGCAGAGGTGTGATTGTCCAACTGTGGATGCAGGACGTCGAAGACTTCGGAGGTGATACAGCAGTCGAGGCCATTGTAGACGTACTCCCGCTCTGCGGAGGTGAGAGAGGCTGGGGACATGGTGGAGGTGTTGATGATCTTGGCCATTATAATCGTCTGACAAGACCACCGGAACGAGGCGATTCTATCACTTGCACAGGTTCGGTCTCAACAGCAAATTCACCGTGGAGTTCAGTGCGAAGCTGCCTCGCGTAGGCGTTGGCCTTAGCCTTGACTATATCACCTAGTCCTGCGAAATGCCTGTGATACATAACGCCATGATCATAAATTCTAACAGCGAATCCTGTGTTGCGGCGAGTTACTCCTATCTCTAGACTTGGATCTAGCCGTCCAACAGGAGCTTTATTCTGCGCATTTTGCGCTGGTGTGCCCAGTCTTAGGTTGGGCCATTTACAGTTAGCTGCATCTCTATCTATGTGGTCAACCCATAAACCTGTCGGAGGCCACTCGCCCTCCATAATAAACCAGATTAGGCGCCCAACAGTTGGATGTATTCCACGATACACGGTTTTAGCCGCGACAATTTTATCATTTTGCTCTCTCCAAGTAACTACCTCATGAGGCCCCTGATTACCTTTCCAAGCAACTAAAAGTCCGTCTTCAGGATGGTACCACCACTCCTCAAATGGATCACACCTCCAGCCATTGCCCTTCCACAGTTCTATAGTCTTCTCGCGTATTTCTTCAAATGACATCTCAATCGTCCCTCTTCGTTCCCTTAAACTTCCTCATATCCTTCCAACTTCCCTCATCGGTGTACACGCTCCCAAGGAACCCCAATCCCTTGAGGCTCTCAGGCTGAAGACTATAATGTAGCAGCATTGTATCTTCCGCTGCTCCCCTCACTATAATCCCCATCGCCCTCCACAAGAAGGCTATGTCGTAGAGTCCATTCTGGAAGAGCTTCCTTGGGCTTGGATTACCAAGCAATTCACGGATATAGCTCCAGACCTCTCGCTCAAGCTCCGCGTCAGGCCAATAATTTCTTCCCAATCGCTTTCCATCACGGAACGGAATAACAATGGCCCGTGACTGCGAAGCCCCAATTCCAAGACATGTAATGTGTCGTCCAGATGTCTCAATGTCGACACTAATGAGCTGAACTCCTGCGATGTAGAGCCGATGGAACTCATAGATATCCTCCAGGGTTGGTTCGATCCAGATCTCTCTTATGGGCCGGATTATCTCGGGGTGGGTGGATTCTCTTGCGGCCTTTTGAAAATCTATGACAGCAATGGGCCGCAAGTTCCACTGTCGAAGAATTGCAGCTGGATGGTAGGTGGGTAGGACCTTGAATCCAGATGCGCAATGAGTTGACAGTAACGTACACCCGCGTAGTTTGGATATTGTCGTCTTAGCAGTAAGAGCCCACAGCGCAGTATTGCCCAACGCAACCACGACGTTGGGATCAACCTCGATAAGTTCATTGGAGAGCCTTTCTAGTTCTGGGAGGAAGTCGGCTCGGACGTAGTCGCCGGTGTAGTGGTGGAAGGATTTGTCGTTACCACGCAGGAGCTTGGGATAACCAGGGATAGCCTTATCTTTTGGTCCACAAAGAAAAGATAAGTCATTAGAAGGAGGATGTAGATTGAAAACATTAGTGAGGTGGCAATCAGCCCGATGGATACCGGCCTCTTTGAGCATCTTGGTGAGTTCATACCCTGAGCCTCCTACAAAAGGGGCGCGGGCTTTCTCTTCCTCCCGGCCCCAGGCCTCTCCGCAGATGAAGATGTTCACTAGTCGCGGCCTTGCGGAAGCTGAAGTAATTGCTCGACCTTAAGGTCTGAGGCTTGGTGAGCAATGGCTTGACCGCTATAGAAGTTAAATGTCACCCTATATAGCTTGCCATCCTCACGTAGCACAAGGACGAAGTCTTGAAAGTTTATTATGCCGACGTACCTCATGGAACGCGCCTTACGATCGAGCAGCTGGAGAGGATCTCGGCAGCTCGCTTCATCAGTAGCACGACTTGATCGATGTTGAGATCAACACTATGATAGACATCATCTTCCTCATTCACCCACGAGAAGTATAGATCATACCCCGAGGCTGTTAGATTAATATGTTTGGCTTTGTAGTTCATCTTTGCCTCCAAAAGAAAAGGGGAGGTTGCCCTCCCCCTGAGTTGGACTAGTCGGCGTGCTTACGGCCTATTACGTTGCGCATCAGAATAGCCCTATCGAGAGCCTCCAATAGTTTATGCATGGGAGCAGTCTCGATATTCTCCTTGATCCATTCGCAGATCACTTTGGGAGAACTCAAGTCCTGCCCAACAAGCGTGAAGGTAGAATCGCCACGCGCGATTGCCTTCTCGTAGCACTCTTGGTCGCTCATTCGCCGTACTTCGCCGTCCCGTCGATCCGGGCGTAGATGCTCTGGCCATCCTGGCTCGGCTCGTGCTTGATCTCAACGACGATTGTTCGCCCTAGCGCTTCTTCGATTCCTGCGCGGATGTTTGGGTAATCCTCGATCCCGCAGTCGCCGAGGAATTTCTTCAGCCGATTGAACCCTCCCTCAGTCTCGTAGTAGAAGGTAATTGGAATCGTCTTATCGCCGAAAGGACCGAAGGCTTCGAGTTCGTCGGAGTCGACGTCATCCATCGCTTCCGTGAGGGAGATCTGAAACTCGACGAAGGGCGTCTGCTTCTTCGTGGATTTGTCGTACCGAGGCATTCCCTTGATGATCCCGACGTAGGAGCCGACAGGGAGCTTGGGGAACTTGACTTCGCTAGAAGGCATATCGAGGATTGAGGAGAAGTTTGCCATGTGGGTTTCACCTTTTGCTTTGCGTTCACGTGATTGTTCGAGTAGCTTTTTGAAGTCCACCATTGGTCACGTTCATTTGGGTCTGAGGATTTTGAAGATGTCTGCTAGTCCTGTCTCAATCGGCACCTCCTTTGGCATGGTGAAAGGCTTAGCATTTGCCAAATCAAACATGGCACTGCTAACTGTTTCAATGACTCGCTTCCCGCCTGAATTCTTGTATCGAAAGATGTTATTGAAATAACGCGGGATAAGAGGGGACAATGCGGAACCGACCGAGTTCGGATAGCCCTTCTTAGTCCCATCAGGGTTCTCGATGTACTTGATGTGAGAGATCACGATGACGTTAGTCTGAAAGCTCTCGCTTGTTAGCAGCCCGAGGACGTTTTCGACGGCGTCTTGAGCGTCTTTATAGACTGCTCTAGCGTCGTACTTACCATCTCTTCCACGAGGCACGAGAGGCTCTCTAAAGTCGTATGCTGCATCGGACATGAAAGTGAGAGAGTCCACGATAAGTATCGTGTCAGCTCCCCACGTCCCAGGCACTCCCAAGTCCACATCGCTGTATTTCCAACGATCGAGCATTTTAAGACCATCGACAAAAGCTCGTGGGGCTCCGTCGATGACGCTTCCTGCTGGGGTAGCCTTTCGGCGGTCTCGGAGGGTTCGGAACTCGACGTTTCCGAGGAGCTTTGAGTCTTCTCGCTCAATGAACTGCTTGAGCACGTCGAGTCCGTTGTCGTAGTCCAAGATTCGAAGTTTGTATCCTGCAAGCACGAGTGACGTAAGGGATCCAGTTTTTCCACTTTTGGAGTCTCCTTCTAGGAGGATTTTGGTGAACTCATTCGACTGGTGGTTGGCTAAGCTGGGCAAGAGTTACCTCCACGGACAGCTCTGGAGCTAATATTGGGCCTTCGTACTTGTATGGAATTCGAAAGGAAACTTGGCCTATGCGTATCCAAAGCTCCTGAGTGTCGAAGCCCCAGCCGTCAATAGGGATTATCACCTTGGTTTTAGCGGATTCCATCTCTCGTTCTCCTGTGTGAAGTTGCTCTCCAGCCACCTCTGGCGAACGCTTGGTGACTTCGAGCAGACCTCTCTGAACTTACACCCTCCATACATACCGCACGCAGTGTCGTTCATTGGCCAAAAGTCCTCCTCGGCATAGCCTTCGGCTGCTCGTAGCCATCGTTGAGTGTCCGCCAGCCATTCTTCGAGTTGGTCGTTAGTGCGATAAGTAATCCCACGAACAGGACGGCTAAAACCAACAGCAATCTGTACAGCATCTATGATCACCCCCTTGATTGGCGATTTCATAATCGTCTGCGATGCGATCGTGTAGACCGTCATCTGGTTGTGTGGATTGAAGTTGTCGAAGAAATAACTCCCTGGAGTGGATGTGGTCGTCTTGTGGTCCATAACGAAGAGATCGCCGGAGAACCTCACG